AACGGTAAAGAGATAGTCCTGAGAAGCGAATTAAAAGACTCAAAAGGTAAGTATGGCAGAGTGCTTGGTTCTATCGTGGTTGACGACTTAGATATAAATAAAGCTATGGTAGCCAATAATCTAGCGGTCAAATACTACGGCCAAAGTAAAGATGATGTTGAAGCAGAACATATGGTCAATAGAGATATTTTGATTGCAGAGGGTGCGTATGTACCCGATCTATAATAAGTTTTATTACAAACCCCTTCCTGATTCTTTAGAAGTAAAAGAAAGCCCAATTGAAGGTTTAGGTCTTTTCGCTAAAACCAATATCAAAAAACATTTCGATTGTGGCATGTCACATATTAAGGTGCCTATTATTTGTGGTTTTATCAGAACTTCAATAGGTGGTTTTTTGAATCATTCTGAAAAACCAAATTGTGTTCTTTCTTTAGAGTTGGATTGGGATGATTATAAGGTATATAATGTTTTTACTATAAGAAAAATTGAAGCTGGTGAAGAACTAACTTTAGATTATCATTCAGATGGTTTGAATTATGGCTAAAAAGAAGGCAAAAAAAGACGCTTGTTATCACAAAGTAAAAGCTAGATATTCAGTATGGCCTAGCGCTTATGCATCTGGTGCTCTTGTAAAATGTAGAAAAGTAGGAGCTAAAAACTGGGGCAACAAATCTAAAAAAGCCACAGGTGGCATAGTAAAAATGAAAAATGGTGGTTTTGTACAATTCGTTAAAAGGAAAGGTACAGGTGCTATGCTAGCTTCTAAAAACAAAAAAACAAAAATATCCTAATGGCAAAAGAAGGTCTAAAAAAATGGTTTTCAAGAAATGACGGTAAAGGTTGGATCGATTGCAAAACAGGAAAACCTTGTGGTCGTAAATCTGCGACAAAAAGCAAAAGACCATATCCTGCATGTAGGCCTACCAAAGCACAATGTAATGAAGCTGCAAAGAAAAAAACTAGCAAAAAAAGAATTAGCTGGCAAAAGAAAAAGAATGGTGGTGAAATGATTCTTGCAAAAAAAAATAGCAGAATTGCTAAAGGTTGTGGTAAAGTAATGAGTGATAGAAGGAAGAGGACTAAACAAACTTATTATGTATAAAAAAACAAAAGGATATTCAGGCGGAGGCGGAGCTAAAAAATCTAAAGGTTATGCTATGGGTGGACCATCAAACAAACCTAAGAAGCCAAAAGGTTATGCTACAGGCGGAGCTGCTAAATCTAAAAAAGCTAAAGGCTATGCTATAGGTGGCGCTTCAAATAGAAGAAGAGGCAGACAAGGCGCTGAAGTAAATCGTTAATGCCCCATCTTATAAGTAACATACCCCATTTTAAAGTTTGGGTAAGAAGAGACTTCACAGCTGGTCACGAAAATTATCAAGGCGAATTTATACATGCCTATGTCATAGCAGTAAACACCATCCCAGACAGATCTCTGAGTTTTCAAGTAGTATTCACAGGATGTGAGGTAGATAGAGAAGATTGGGATGAGGGCAACATACATGGTGGTGCTATGTGGGCTAGAATGCCGATACAAGGTCTAGTCGCAGATATACCTATGGAAGAGTGGCCTGAACCTATGGAAGATCATTTGGCCCAACCTTGGGATTGTGAGTCAAGAGATCATTCTGTAGTTGTTATGGATAGAGTAAGCTCATCACCCTGGATAGCCAAGATAGATGGTGATTTTTATCAAGCAAAATACTTATTCACTGTTGACTATACAAATAATGATATTGCAGATGACCCTGCACAACATAAACAATCTCATGTATTATATATAACAGAAGATTGTAAATGGAAAGGTAATTTAGTCGCTTTACCTAACAACAGAGTAAGGGCTACAAGTCCAGCTCTTTGGAGAACAGGAGAAGGTGCGCCAGACTTTAAACCGTCACAATGGGTGCATTCTGCTGAAGGACACGAAAGTTATTTAGATCCAGCAATCACATTTAATAATTTATATGAGGATTGAATATGGCCGAGCTGACAAGAGAAACAAAAAAGAAGCTAATTAAAGAATTGAAAAATGCTTCTAGATTGCATGCAAGACAAGCAAGACAACTAGAAAGATCTTTAAAAACTACTAAGAAAAAATAATGGCAGTTTCAGGTAGCAAAGACTTTGAATTAAATATTACAGAGTTTATAGAAGAGGCATACGAAAGATGTGGATTAGAACTTAGAACTGGTTACGATCTTAAAACAGCTATCAGGTCTGCTAATCTTATGTTAGCTGAATGGGCTAACAGAGGTTTGAATCAATGGACCATATCAACTGGTACACAAACAGTTACTGAAGGCACTAATAACTATCAACTAGGCACTAGCACAATAGATATCTTAGATGTCACAATTAGAAGAACCGTAGGTACTGACACAACAGATATACGCATGGATCGATTATCTAGATCAGAATTTTTCTCAATACCTAACAAAGAATCAAAATCAAAACCTTCACAATTTTTTTTGGATAAACAAATTAACCCAGTTTTATTTTTGTATCCAACCCCTGAAAATTCTACGGATATAATCAGATTTACCAAGTTAGAAAGAATAGATGATGTTGATTCAGCAACAAACACTATGCAAATGCCCTTCAGACTGTTTCCTTGCTTTGTAGCAGGGCTATCCTACTACTTATCACAAAAAAGGGCTCCTGAGCGAACTATGGAGCTCAAAGCAATATATGAAGAAGAATTTAGAAGAGCTGCAGATCAAGATGAGGATAGAGCATCATTTAGAGTTAGGCCTTATCCTGGAGTCAGAAGATGACATATGCAATAGGTAAGTTTGCAAGAGCTATATGTGATAGATGTGGTTTTGAATATAAATTATTAGAGCTAAAAAAAGAATGGACAGGTTTAAAAGTCTGTCACAAATGTTTTGAACCTAAACATCCACAGTTAGGTCCTTTTAACCATATAGCTGATCCTGAAGCTTTGTATGATCCGAGAGTTAATAATGATATAGAAGCTAACGGTGGTAATGTATTTTCTACCGATAATCCAATAGGTAGAAGTTTTAGAGGGTTCTTGCTAACATCTGCATTAGGAACAGTTACAATAACAACATGACTTTAACAGAATTAAAAGGATTGATACAAGACTACTTACAAAATACTGAAACTACTTTTGTAAATAATTTGAACGAAATAATTAAAACCGTTGAAGAAAGAATTTTTGAAGACGTTCAGTTTGATAACTTCAGAAAAACAAGCACTTTAACATTTACTGCTGGCAATAAAATACTTACTACACCAACAGATTTTGTTCTAGCTTTTAGTTTAGCTGTTATTGACAGTAACTCTGATTATCATTATTTAGATAAAAAACACCCATCATTTATGCAAGAATTTACAGTTGATCCGTCAGATGTAAGTTTGCGTGGTTTACCTAAATACTATGGTGATTTTTCAAAACAACTTGGTGGTTCTAGTTTAGTAGTAGCACCAGTACCAGATCAAAATTACAGCGTGGAGTTGAATTATCTGTTTAAGCCTAATTCTCTTGTGACTGACACAACAGG